ATCGATGCGAACAGTTTTATATCCATCACCGTGATTAGTACCAGCCTCGGAACCCGCAGCCTTTCGACCACGGGCTTCTTTCCAATACAACTTACCATTTTTCTGATCGAACAGATCTGTCCATTTCTTCATAATGTTTCCTATCTTAATTAACGTCTGTAGTTGTTCTCTTTATTCTGAGAATTAACACCAGCCGCAATCTGAGGTAGCATCTGAACAATCTCTTTACGAGTCTGCCTAGATACGTCACCAGAAACATTGATGTTGAATGTTTGGCTAGTACCACCACCGGAGTTCATGAAGTCACCTACTTTGTCTGCAGGTACTACAAGCTCGCCGGGGGTTAGCATGGCGGGTACAGAGTCTATATCCGTGCGAGAAGTGTTGAGTGGTTTAACCAGTCCACCATCATTTAGACCAAGGAAGCTTCCGCCCCCAAACAAACCCATGACAGAGCTAAGGAAGCCACCGCCAGAGCCACCTCCACCACCGAAGCCTTCAAAGATACCAGAGAAGAAGGAAGAAATACCTTCAAACAAACCACTAAAGTCAATACCGAAGATACCACCTTCAGTAGCTCCAACAGTACCCTCGCCAAGGGTGGCACCCCAGTCTTGAACGCCTTGGAATAGACCCTCAAACATAGAGTCTAGTTCTAATCCCTCAAAAATACTTTCAGTAAAGCCTTCAACAAAACTATCAATTACTTTAGAAGTAAAGCTATCCAAGAGACCAAGTGTAAACTCTTTCAAGTCACCAGTCTTCAAGAATTGAGATAGTCCTGATTTAAAGTCTTCCTTGAAACCTTCAGCAAATGTTTCTGCTAAGGTCTTCGCGTCGTCTTCTTCCTCAGGATCGTTTTCACTACCTGAACCTGAAATTTCACTTGATGTAGTACCAGCAAAAGCAGAGGAAGGGTCAAAACCACCACTTTCATCATCAGCCATACGCTCGACAAGCCTAGATCTTTCAGCGTGAAGGTTTGACAAAGTCGCTATAGCAACAGACACACGGCTAGGAAGATTACGGGACATGGCTTCAAATTGCTCTTGTTGTGTTTCTGCAATTTGGGAATCTATTTGGTCAAGTTGACCAGCAAGGCCCCCGTTAGCAAAGCCTTCAGGTGCCATACCTGCGTTTATCCTGTTCATGAAACCAACACCAAGTTTGTCAACAGCCGAAGCCTTCATTACAAACTCACCATTGGAGAGCATTGCAGGGATCTTGTCGTCTGTTGGCCCACCAGCACCGTTTACTGCACCGCCTGTTGCGAAGGCATCAACTGGAAGAGGGTTGTTGCTTGGTGTAACTGCGATGGTTCTCTGTTGAGCGCCTGAAGTAATTTGAGCACTTGCAGCGTCAATAGATTTAGCCAACTCCTCTAAGCTGCTTTCAAATATACCAAATCCAGAGATACCGTCTAGTATTGTTGGTTCTAGCAGGTCCAAAGCTGACTTTAGTGTGGCAAGGTTTTCTTCCCCAAGCAAGGAAAGCTCCTCAGAACTAACAACACCGTTATCAATAAGCTGGGCAATGGCGCGTATGCCACTTTCACCTTCCCCCATAAGGTCAAGAACACGTCTCGCATTACGAGCTTGTTGTTCATTAACGGACCTTCCACTAAATAGTCTGTCAACCCTATCCACAATACCGTTTGTTGCTGTGTCTAATGCAGAGCCAATACCAAGGCTAAGACCCCCCACCAAACCAGCTAAGAGGCCAGTTCTCATGGCAATACCAATTGTTCTACCAGCGGCGTCTGAAGCTCTAGCAACAAGAGGCGTAGTAGCGACACTAGCCAAGGCAGAACCAATAATAGGTGATAGTGCAGAGACAGCTAAGCTGGCAAGGGAAACTGTTCTAGTAAATAGACCTGCTACAATAGCAGCACCCGCCTTAAACAGGACAAGCTTAAGACCACCAGAAACAGCCGCAATAGTTATGAGGGCGGCGATTGCACCAACAAGCTCATTGCCAAGTTCTGAGTCAAGTGCGCTACCATCAAATCCCTCTGTTAGACCTTCACCAATAGCCCTAATGCTATCTCGGAGACCACGAATAAAGGCTTGGCCAATATCATCAGCGCCACCCTCCTCAAAGAAGCTACCAATAAAAGCACCAATACCTCTGGCTAAGGATCTTAGAGATGCTTGTGTAGCAGCACTATCAAGGATATCACCGCTGAATACAAGAGCACCAGCAGAAAGAAACAGTGTCTTTAAGGACATACCTAAGGCTGCTTTCGTGATTAAGGCAACCGCAATTGCACCGCCGAGAACTTCAGCGTCATTAATCATCTTATTAATAAAGCCTGTAGCAATTAACTCGCCTGAGGCAATAGCATCACCAATAGCTATACCTGCGGTGCCAACAGCAGCCACAACTGGAGAAGCAGCCCTTAGTATTGAGCTACCACCACTCTCCCATACTTCATACAACTTGTCGATGATGTTGCCAAAATTATCGCTAAGGTAAACCTCAATACCAGTACCAGCCTCAGAAATCATATCAAGGAACTTACCAAGTGGTGTAAGTTCATATTCAAGGTTTAAAAAACCTTCTTCAAAAGAACCTACAAGCTCACGAGTGCTAAGAGCATCCGCAAGTGCTGTTTTTAGTTCCCCTGCCTTCTCAGCAGCGTATTCAAGACCACGACCAAACGCATTTGGTTCAAATGAAGACAAACCTCCGGGCTGAGGGATTTCAGTTGTTGTAAGAAGGTGGAGGATTTCCGCCCACTTGTTAGAGACAGTAGTGTAAAGGTCAGAAAAGGCCTTTCCGATGTTTTCTGTCCAAGTTGCTAAGGTCGTTTTGACAAAGTCTAAGGCCTTCTTAAACTTAGGCCCACCAATTTGGTTTTCCCCTTTCCAGAAAATGTCAGACCACCAAGAGTTACCAATTACGCGGTCATACAACCAAGCAAACCAACCTTCAATTGTCTTAATAAAATTTCCTAAGGTTGACTTAACAGTATCCAAAGAAGGAATAAATTGACCAAGATCAAGGGCTTGAACAGTAAAAGAAATAGTGTTACCCGCGCCAATAGCAAGTTCTGCTACACTACTAGAAATATCGCTGATACTGTCAATAACAGGAGAAAGGTCAATGTCAAAGTTATCTGTAAAAAGGTTCTTGATATCATCTGCAAAGAATATAAAATCGTTTGTGATAGAGTTAAGTCTAGCACGATAAATAGTAGACCAAAAGCTAAGGTTGTCAGCAAAATACCGAAGCCCATCTGTGGCAGCAATAATTACCTTACCAAGGTTCTCAGAGAATTTAATCTCCTTGTCAAAGGCAGACAAAGCCCTTGTAAACTCGTCTTTCAGAACAGAAGAGAGACCTGAAATAGTTGCTTCCAAACCATCAAATTCTGAGTTAATATTTGCAGCTTCAGAGGCAATTGCAGCAAACACTGCCTCTGCGTTGAGCTTACCATCAGCAGCTAGTGCCTTGAGTTCACCAAAAGGGACACCCATACCTACTGCAATAGCGCGAGCTAGCCTTGGCATACCTTCAAGAACAGAGTTAAGTTCTTCACCACGTAGAGTACCAGAAGCTAGACCCTGACCCAACTGCATAATAGCGCCGTTAGCGGAGGCTGCGGTTGCACCAGAGAGAGTTGCAGACTGGAGAACGGCATTAGTAACCCTTAGGATTTCTTCAGTGCTTTTTCCAGAGTCTTGTAGTGCCAAGCCAAAGCGGTTAAAGGCATCAGTGGCAGTTGCAATTGGAAGTCTTGCCCCTGCTGAAATAGTGTATAGGCTTCTCAGAGTTGTTCTTAGTTCAGCACCACGCCCAACAACCAAGGCCAGTTTGTTCTCTAGGTTAGTGATTGAGTCAGCAGCGCCGGACAAGCCCCTTGTAAGAGCCACACCCGTAAAAGCTGCTGTAATACCAATGGCTAACTTTTGAAAGCCTCGTGTAACATTGCTTGTGGTCTTTTCAATACTCGCCACAGAACGTTCTAGTCGTTGTAGGTCTCTACGAGCCTGAGTACTGTCGGCTCTTACTCTAATTTTAACACCAGTCATTGTGGCGTACTCCTTTATAAATAAAAATGCCCTCCTAATAGCCACTCAAT